GGAGTCTTCCACTAGGATCATATCCTTTTTCATTTGCAGCATTTTCTTTTGAGAATTTATTATTTTTAAAATTAGGATGACCATATACTGTCATTCCTCTACTCAACATTTGTCTACCAAGGATCTTAGCAGCTTTTATACCTCCATCTGGATCAGTGACACCCATTCCACCAGAGTAACCAGGATGATTAGCAGCATCTGCGATACGACCTGTACCTGCCTGTGTTCCCATGCCACTTATCATTTCTCCAATACTACCTGCAGTTCCATTGAAGTATGAGTTCATGAAACCACCAATAGCAGCTCCTGTCTTACCACCAATTAGATCTGCTATTGTACCACCAAAGTTTCCTGCAATATCTCTAAATTTAGATGCCCAGTTTCCGTCTCCTTTTAATATGTCACCTATTCCCATTGCAGTATTGATCCAACCACCTGCCTTAGATCCACCTAAGAAATTACCTGCAACACCACCGATACCTTTTATGATATCCCAACCAGTTGCCTTACCATTTTCACCACTACCACCACCTTGGAATATACCCATGATATTACCAATCGAAGCACCAGCTTGCTCATTACCAAACATCCTACCTATCATAGCAGCACCACTGGTTTGACCATCACCCTTAGTCAAGAAGTTTCCGATCTGACCCCATAAACCAGGTTTCTTAGTTGGTGAGTTAGTTTGTCCTCCTACTGGTTTACCATCCCATGCACTTGGCCATCCACTACCATGCGTACCAGTTCCAAATCCACCATCTCTACCTGTTCCAAAGTTTGCTTGAGTACCCATCCTTTGAGCACCACCCCAAGTTCTACCTTTTAATAGATTACCTGCACCTTTAAATAAACCACCTATGAACATCTCAGGAGGCATTGCACCTGACATACCCAAACCTGCAGCTGCTGCTTCATTATAAGCTGTTAAATATGGATTTGCTCTTGTTGCAGCATTATTGATAGGTATTACATATCCACCACCCTTTTTGTCACCTACGACTTTTTCAGTACCATGACCAATGAATGATGTACTTTTACCTCCATCCATTGAAACTGGATAACCAGTATCAGGACCTCTAATCAGACCACCCTGCTGTGGTACAATTCTTCCTATATTTGCCTTACCTATAGGTCCTCCCATTTTTCTTTCTGGGACTTCTTCTCCTCCTTCTTCTTCTCCTCCCTCTTCTGCTGCCTCAGCATCACCACCCATCACCATAGAACCTACAGTGAGTATACCACCAGTGATTAATGCACCTTTTGTAAATCCTGGTGCTCTGCGTAAGAATTTTGAACCTCCTAGTCCTCCTCCATGTTTAAGTGCTTTTAAACCTCTTCTTGCTCTTAGTGCGTTTCTAAAATTAAACAGTGCATTATTAAAACCTTTGAAGATCATACCGATCTCCTTCATAGTTTTACCTATCCTAAGAGGATTTAACCACTTAAGTCCTACAACTATGGCACCAAACGCTACTATACCCTTGGCAAACGCAAGCACTCTTTGCCAAGTGCTCATATTTTCACCACCCCTCAATGCTTTTGCAAGACTATTGATACCTGTAACAAAAGCACTAGCAATAAACGAACTAATTGCCTTGAATACTCCATATATTATTTTAAACGTATTTACTATCTTTTTTTGATTTTTCTCATCTGCCAACCATTTCAAGACAGGTACTCCAATTAACATTTTGAAGAGAGCACCAAGCATCTGCATCAAACCTTTTAAGAAATTAGGTGCTTTAAATGTTTCTAATAATTTTCCTACAAATGTAAATTTTTGTTTTTTGACTTCTGTATATTCTGGTTCAAATTCTGTTGATTTCTTTGCTAGTGCTTTTGCACGTGCTATTTCTATCGCTTCTATCTTAACAAGACTCCCTGCTATACCATTAACTACTCCACCAAGTTGGTTTATTGCTTCAACTTGTTTTGTTTGTATACCTATAGTTGCCTTTTCTTGTTTCTTTGCATCACTAGCCGCAGCTATCCCTGTTGTGGAGACAAACTTGTAAATATTAATTTTGGTTGGTGAGACGTTCATACTTAGTATTTATTGCCCTCCAACAGGAACTGCTACTTTAATAGGAGTCAATTTCTCAATAATCATAGGCATAGGAATAAACTCTAACTGAGATTGCATCGCATATGCTTTTGACATTGAATTTGATTTACTATCTAAGTGATTACTACGTGAGTTTGTACCTCTATTAGTAAATATACCCAATGCCTCAGGTTTAACACCTAATTCAGGTGCCATACCTCGAATACCCTCCATAATAGCATTAGGTCCACCACCTGATATCATACCAGTCACTGTCTTAAATATACCACCAAATCCCATTCTCTCTGCTACATCACCAAACAAACTCAATGGAGAGAATCCTGCACCATCCATACCTGTCACTCCAAATGATCCTAATATACCACCTAAACCAGGTATTCCACTTATTATACCTCCTATTCCAGGAAATTTATTCATAAATCCACCAATACCACCTAAGAAGTCTTGGAAACCTTGAGGTAAGAAACTGGTAAGACTACCTAGAGCACCAGATATACCACCAGTCATAAATCCACCTATTGCTTTACCAAATGGATTATTAGACATGAAATTACCAAAGGCAGAATCAGCACCAAAAGTTTTAGGGAAGAATCCACCTAATGCACCTAGACCACCAGTGATACCTCCCATGATATCACCAGACGCAAATGCAGATACAGCATTCGCTGCTTGCATGAATGGCATAATTGGTGCTAATGCAGGGATAAATGGTGCTGCTACACTTAAGATAGGCATAGCAACCTTTGCTATAGAACCTACAACGCTACTTACAGTATTAACAACACCTTTTACAACATTAGTAACACCTTTAAATATCCTTTTAACAAATCCAAAAAGGTATTCTGGTGGTCTATATCCACCCTCTTCAAATCCAAACTTCCACCAAGGTTTTTTCTTCTTTGCTGTATCTGTCTTCTTAGATCCAATACCAAAGGCACCCTCTGGCATTGTGTCTCCATATCTTTCGTTGTCTGACTCTACACCTTTATTTTCTTCCTCAGGTACAAAAGGTTTTGTCTTATAGGAAGATCCAAAATCTATACCCTCTAATGGGTTATGTTTCTTACCATGCTTTCTTTCATATGGACTTATATATTCTTTCTTCTTTTCTTTAGGAGTGATACTAAATGATCCTTCTGGGAATGTATCACCATACCTTTCGTTATCTGTTTCTACACCTAAGTACTTGTTCATAGGTATAAAAGGCATTGTCTCATAGGACAATCCTCTATCTTTTACAGTTGATAGGGGATTATGTTTCTTACCAAATTTTCTTTCATATGGACTTAACCTCTTTTTCTTAATGCCAAAAGCACCTTCGGGCATTGTATCACCATATCTTTCATTGTCAGATTCTACACCTTTATAATCTTCAGCAGGTACAAAAGGCATTGTATCATAACTCTGTCCTTCTTTCGGAGAAGGTTTGAGTTTCTTTGTTCCTGATGTACTATCACCTGCCTCTTTTTCCTCTTTACTTGCAACACCAACCATTGCCTGACCTTCGGTCTTTTCTCCTTCAGAAACAGGATCAGATTTAAAGAATGATTTGTGAAGTAATGGTAGAGTATTCTTAAATCCGAAACCATCCATAAACCAAGCAATGTTCGGGACTTCTTTACCCATTAAGAATCCTATAGGACCTAGCATTGCTTTTATAGCAATTTTAGCACCACCATATATCTTCTCTCTCAATCCAAAACCGAGAGGTGGTATCCAATTAGGAGGATCTTTAGGAAAATCTGGTATTTTTATCTTTGGTATGCCTTTATAAAATATGGTGACTCTCTCCTTCATCCAGCCCAATATATTCTTCAATTGTCCTATAAACGCAGCAGCATCTTCCTTTAATTTTTTACCAGCTGCTTTCCAGTTTTGAGTTCCACCTTCTCCACCTTGGAATCCGAGATATAGTAAATTACCTACGTATTCACCAACCATAGTACCAATCCAACTACCAATACCTGGTAATAACCATGTTCCTAGTCCACCACCGACTGCTGCACCCGCAGTCTTGAATATCGTTGCTCCCCAAGGATCTCCCTGTAATCTTGAAAATACTGCTGTTAGTAGAGTTCCAAAAATAGGTATTTTTCCAAAAGTATTTTGAAATGCTTTGCCGAGAAGTTTTACATTATTTTTTCCAAGGAATTTTAAAGCACCACGACCAAAGGTTCTCTTCATTCCATACTTGGTAGCAATACCTGTTTTTGCTCCCGAAGGACTTAAACCTGATGTCTTAGGTTGAACTTTAGGTTTAAATTTATCTGGTCTTTGACGTTGTAATCTCTCTACTTTTTTTAGTGCTTCTGCATGAGTATCACCTTGTGCTCTAAATCCATCATATGCAGTTCTACCATTTTTTCCAAATTGTTTCGTAAGTAGATCTTTTCTTTGATTTAATCTAGTATTTTTAAGTTTATTTTTATTTGGAGAAGTTCTACCTTTGTTATCTTTTCCTTTATTTTTACCTTCTTGAGTTCTGTCACGATAAAAATCCATTCCCAAAAGACTGAGAATAGCATCCATAGTCCCAAATGGATTTAATAATACAGTTAAACCTGCTAAACCTAGTACGAGTTTACCTAGTCCTGCTAATTTGTCTCCAAAAGTCTTTCCATTTACTAATTGATTAAAAGGTTTAGCTATACCATCAACGACTAATCTTTTTCCCCATTTAAGAAATGTCTCAAAGACATATTTAAAATTTTCTACAAATTCTTTTCTTCTTTCCTGTGCAGCTTTATCATTAAACCATGCTTCTAAATTTTTTAACTCTTTTAATGCAAACAGTTTTAATAAGAAAGCGATAATAGATGTTAATATCCTCTGGAAACCACCTAAAAGTGTATCTTTTAATTTACTACCAAATTTTCCTTTTGTACTATTTGCGTCTTTTGCCTGTTTCTCAAGATCCTTACCATCCATTAATTTTTGACTTTCTATCTCTTCTTCTCTAAGTCTATCTTGCTCTCTTTTCTTTCTTCTGCGTTCTGCTATTTCTACAAGTTTTTCGTTCTTTGCACTTGCTTTGTATATCTTTTCAAGGTTATTAACAGTTTTTGAAAGTCCAGATATTGAACCACCTAGTCTATTGGTTGCTAAAAGTGTTGTACGAGCTGCTTCATTCGAGGCAGTTGCTGTCGAGGCAGCACTACCTGGATTAATGAACTTGTACATTGAAATTTTAGCCACTAGACTTAGACTGTTGATCCTTCATTCGTTGATTCTCTTCTTCGAGAAATTGTATTAACAAATTCATGTAGATCTCTTTTTCCCAAGGCAGCAAATTTTCAATATGCTCAATTTGCCACTTATGATGATGAATTAATGCAAAATTAGTTTCATAATAACCACGCAAATCAGCGTGCATCAGGGCTATGCGAAAAAACTCGCTAGTCCTTCAAGTTTTACTTCACTCTCAACTTTTGTGTTAGGATTAGTCACTTTCAATGTATGCTGTAGTTTTGGCATACTTTCAAAGAAATCTTGCACTTTCTTAAACTGATCAGAAGTCATTTGATCTAGAAATGCATTAAGCTCCTCTTTTGGTAAGTCTTTACACTCATATACCTGTTCTGTATCTGCAATAGATTCGATACACCCAGCTGCCATTTTAAAGACTTGATCAACTCCACCTTCATTTTCTTGGAAATTCATTTCTACAAAAACATCCAAACTTGGATATTTCATGGTAAGAACAATTTCTTCAGATAATTTAATTTCCTTTTTATGACCTTTAGTCTTGTGAATTTTAATTTGGTCTAAAGGAATGGAAACAGGAACTTGTGTTTCACCATCATCAGGGCATGTCACATTTACTTCTACAGATTCACCAACAGACTTGGTTCTGATCTGTAAGAAAACGTATTCAATATCAAAGGTTGATAAATGCTCAACATCTTTAATATCGGTGCATGCTTTAATAATGTTCTTAATAGCAGTGATTAATTCTGCTTGTTCACCAGTTTCAGTTGCAATTAATAGAATTTTCTCTTCTTTTACGAGAAAAGGTCTAAAATTCACCACTCTGTTATCAGAAGGAAGTTTAAGTTTAAACTTCGGAGTATTTAATACGGGAAGTGCCATAATAATATATTTTCAGTTGTAATTATTTAGTTGAAAACCCTAAAGGGTCATTTTTTGGGACGAATTTTTTTCGGGGTATTTTGGTAAAAAAAGTCTAAATTATATATGCGATCTACCAGTAATTGTCATTATTGATAGCCCCTTTGCTAAATCCAAATCCATTTGCATCTCCTGTTGATACATGTGCACCATGTTGATTATTACCAATATCTACGTTGTTTCTTAATGCAGGGTTCTCAACAATAAATTCCTTATTGCTACCACCATTATAAAGTGGTTTAGCATAGAATCTATATCTCTCAAAGTTAAATGATACAGTCATTGACATAATTCTTGCTTCATTATTGTTTAACTGTACTGATCCAATGTTAGTTGGATATACATTTCTTAACTCCCACATACCATGACAACCGTAATACTTTGCTTGGTTTGCAATGTAATCTAGAGCCGATTGTTTAATTGCAGGATCACTTTTCAGGTAATTTAAAAGATTATTGTCCGCTATAGTGCTACTACTACCACCAAATATACCAGAACCATTAAGAATACCACCTATTTTTTTCACAGTGTCATTTTTATTCAGGAAATTCTCAACTTTAGGACCACCACCTCTTTCAAATTTGTATATCCTTACTCTTGGGCAGCAATACATGTTGTAAAAGTGTGTGTATTGATTAGCATCATTGTTCATCAATGAAGCCTTC